CGGTATTGCCGAGGAATTGACCGCCCTTTCCAAATTCAAGGAGATGAAACTTCTCGCGAAGACGGACGGTGGAGCTCGCAAATCGAAAATCACCGGTATCCCCAAACTGGATGACGCCAACAAGGCCGGTACTTCTCAGTCATCGAAATGTACCCTGATCGTGACGGAAGGCGATTCGGCGAAGACACTCGCCGTCGCGGGTCTCTCGGTCGTCGGCCGCGATCATTACGGTGTGTTTCCGCTTCGCGGTAAATGTAAGAACGTGCGAGATTCCTCGGTGGCACAACTCACCTCCAACCAAGAATTCAATGATCTCAAGAAGATCTTGGGGATCCAGCAAGGTAAAGAGTACAAGGACCTCACCGAGCTTCGGTACGGTCGACTCATGATCATGACAGACGCCGACGCCGACGGTTCACATATCAAGGGATTAATTCTCAATATGGTGCATTATTTCTGGCCTTCCCTCTTACAGATGAATTTCGTGGTGAGCATGGTCACGCCGATCATCAAGGCGACCAAAGGATCCGAGACCCATTCGTTCTACACGGATTCGGCGTTCCGATCCTGGTACGGTAACGGCAAAGCCGCGTGGAAGATCAAATACTATAAGGGTCTCGGTACCTCGACTTCCGCGGAGGCTCGCGAATACTTCAAGAAGATTCAAGATCTTACGGTGAAGTTCGACGTGGATACGATGACTGACGAATCCATCATCCTGGCCTTCGACAAGAAGAAAGCGGATGCGCGCAAAACGTGGCTTCTCGAGAGCACTGCAAAAGACTCCAGTGAGCTCGAAGTTCCTTACGGCCACGTCAAACAGTTGAACATAACGGATTTTGTTCACAAAGACCTCGTGAACTTTTCACTCGCCGACCTGAAACGCTCAATCGCATCTGTCGCCGATGGACTCAAACCTTCGCAGCGTAAGGTGATGTATTCGTGCTTTCAAAGAAATCTGACTGCAGAGATGAAGGTGGCGCAACTCGCCGCCTACGTGGCAGAAAAGAGCGCCTATCACCACGGTGAAGTTTCCCTCGCAGATACAATCGTGAAGCTGGCCAATGACTACACAGGCTCCAACAATATCAACCTTCTCGAACCATGTGGTCAATTCGGTACACGGCTCATGGGTGGAAAGGATGCTAGCCAGACGAGGTACATTTTTACGCGATTGACCCCCGAAGCGAGAAAGTTGTTTGATCCGAGGGATGATCCAATTCTGAACTATTTGGATGATGACGGCAGGTCCATCGAACCGGAGTTTTACTTACCGGTCATCCCCATGGTGCTCGTCAATGGTACGGAAGGTATCGGAACGGGGTTCAGCTGCTACGTGCCTCCATTCAGTGAAGTTGACATCAAAGCGAATCTCCGAAACCTCATGAATGGAGTGGAATTGAAGAAGATGAAACCGTTTTTTCGTGGGTTTAAGGGATCTATATTGGAACAGGATGATGATTCGTGGATGACCCAAGGTGTGTGGCAGAGTATCGGGACGACGGTCAAAGTCACGGAGTTACCCCCGGGTCGGTGGACCCAAGATTTCAAAGAACATCTGGATACACTCGTCGAGAAGAAGGTTATATCAAGCTACACCAACAACAGTACAACCGATGACGTGAATTTTCTTATTCAGGCGTACGCGGGCGAGGATCTCGTAAAAGATCTGAAACTCCAAAAGGTCATCAGATGTTCAAATATGAATCTCTTCCATCCTACGCGCGGTATCCAGAAGTATGAGACACCCGAGCAGATTCTCCGTGACTTTTTTCAACTTCGTATGGAGTACTACAAAAAGCGCAAGGCGAACCTCATCGAAGACATCCGCAGTAAATCGAACATCACTTCTCAACGCGCTCGATTCATTCACGCGGTCGTTAACGAAGAGATTCGCGTTTTCAAGAAAAGGAAGCGAGACCTAGAAGATGAGATGACCACACGGAAGTTCCCCAAGGTGGACCGGACCTACGATTATCTCCTGAATACCAGGACTGTAGACTACACCGAAGAACGCGTGGCCGCGATGAACGAGGAGGCTGAGAGGTTGAGAAAACAACTCGCTCGTATTGAGGCGACCAGTTGTAACGAGATGTTCGAGACCGACTTAAAAAATATTTGATTAACTATAGTATGAGCGAAGCGGCGAGATTACAGCTCAAAGCTTTCGGTAAACAAGATACGTATCTAGTGTCAAAAAACCCTGACAAGTCAAATTTTAATTATGATAAAATTACCACGCACAGTGAGTTTAGAAAATTTCACAGGTCCAAGGATATTTTAAATCCCGGTCGCGCCGCGGGTTGGCCCTTCAACCAAGTGGTCAAGGTTGAGTACCAACCGCAAAACATGGGTGATTTACTGACGAATCTGTATCTTAAGATTGACCTCCCAGCGAAAGAGACCATCAACGTGAATTACGTCACCCCGATCGGACGAGGTTTTCTCAAAAGCATCGCGATGTATGTCGACGACATATTGGTGGAGGAAGTTACCGACGATTGGGAGATGATCCACGAGAGCGTATACCTCGACCCTCAGAGTAAGAATGGAAACCTCGTCCTGCAAAACATGTCGGAGGGATTCACGCCCGGTGTCAGCCCCACCACATCCTACCAGTTTTCGAATCGATTCATCATCCCCTTATCTTTATTTTTCTGCCGAAAGTATGGTAAGACGGAGCTTCGGGAGGAGGTCGAGGACCGCCAGTACTTCCCGGTGTGCGCCATCCACAAACAGAAGATCCAGTTCGAGTTGACATTCCACCCGCAGAGCTTTTGGCAAGGTGTGGATCCCGGGGCGCCGGAAGGGTTTGTTCCTACCGTCATCGAACTCAACAACTTTCAACTCATTTCAGAGGAGATCAAGCTGAGCGACGAGGAGCGCTTGTACCTCGTAGACAGTAACTATGACGTGTTAGTTAACGTCGTCAAGAAACACACCTCGTTCACCACGAGTGATCGAACGCTGAAAGTCAACCTCGAACCGAAATCCAAAGTTAAAATATTTCACTGGTTCTTCAGGGACAAGTTGTTCACCACCCAAACCCTGTCGACGCACAGGTACGTCACCTTCGTTCGGAGCCGAGCCAAGGACTATCAGTGGACCATGGGGACACAAGAAGGCGTGGACCCCACGTTGAGTTTCACCATGGTGACCAGAAACACCCCCATAATGCGCAAGGCGACGTTCTTTCTCAACGGCGAATCTTTCCCGAATACGTTGATGGAATCGCACGAGCACTATAAATACGCGATCCCCTACAACTTTAATCTCGGTGTCACGGACGACAGGACCAATATTTACACCCAATCGTTCGCCCTGCACCCCCTGCATGACAAGAGTACGGGCACACTGGATTTTCGCAATCTAAACGCGGATCGGACCCTGATGGAGTTTGATATGACACCGTTGTTTCCGGGTCCGGGTGCAGACCAGAATGTGGAGGGTTCCTCTACCAGTGAAGCGAACGACCAGGCGTTCTCAGGTCAATTCGAATTGAACCTGTATTACATCGAGTTACAAAAATTGAGCTTTTCGCGTGGGTTCATGACCGTGCAGTATTAAAAAAATAGCTTGTTAATAGTAGATGTATCTCTGTGCTAAGGGGATCCAGGATACGTGGGTGAATCCCCGATGTCCTGATTTCTCACACTTCATATACAATTTCCGGCGTCACACCCCGTTCGGAATAGACTTCAGCGACATCCCTTTCACCGGCAATCCAAACTTTGGTGAGATCATAACCTGTCGCGTGCCCAGTAACAAATCAGACCTACTCAACTCGGTTTCTTTAACCGTGAACTTCACAAAGGATTACGACGCGATGACGACTGTCGGTAACCCTATAACGAAACTGATTGAGTACGCCGACCTCGTTATAGGCGAGCAAGTTATTGATCGCATCACGGGCGAATACATATATCTCCGTCAGAAATTGGACACCTCCTCACAACACGACGCGATCAAAACTTATCGTGGTGGTGAAGGTACGGGAACCGAGGGGTACTACCCGACAAAATTCTCGGTCGAACTCCCCTTCTATTTTACCAGAGCCAGTAAAAACGCAATTCCTCTTTGCAAACTGACCAAACAGCAGGTTTCTATACGGGTGAAACTCACGGGTCGAAATACCTATTACGAATCCAAGAGTGTCAGTTCAAACCTCCCTCCCATTTACAACACGTCCCGAAAGCTCGTCGATCAGATCTTCCTCACGACGGAGAACGTGTACCTCTCGGATATCGAGCGCGGGGCGTTTCAAGATGCGCACATGGAGTACCTCATCACCCAGGTGCAACTTCGAGAAGAGCGGATCCCCAGCGGTGTCCATAAAAAAGCGTTTCTCCTCGATTTCAGGCATCCCACCAAGGAGATTCTCTTTCTCGGTGAACCTTATCCAGTCCCCGACGCTCAGGATAAGAATAATAAT